GGACAAAATACATCAGCATAATGATACCATTGAGGTTTTTGACCAAGATGAACAAAATTATTATGGTATACATGATGGTAATAAAGTATTTACTAGTATAGATAATTGTATAATTGTAGAGAGCACGCAACACAATACATACAGTTATTTTATAATGAATGATAATATAGCAACTAAAATATTACTTAAAATACTATCTTTCAATAAGGATATTATACAACATAAGTGTAAGCTTTTACTTTTTGAATATTTAAAATGGGAAGGTTTAAGTCCTAGTTCATTTCACTTAGATCATATTCCTGGATGTAATGATGATTACGCACCTTATTTTTTTTCTTTAGAAAGAGGAGTATGTCCAGGATGTCATGGTATAACCGCTTTTCAAGCAAAAGATGAATTATTATTAACAATTTTTGAACCCTATACATCGCGATACACGGTAATTGAAACTCGTGAACGGAGTATTGGATTTATGTATTATCATGTTGAGGTATATTCTTTTGAAAATATATTATGGCGAAATTTTATTAGTTTATTACGTTGTGGCAGACCTTTTAGTCATTTTTATCGATATTACACTCCTGCTTTTCAATTATCTATCTCGAATTTACTACAAAATTTTAAATGTCTATTTGCTAGAACAAGAATAGAAGAGATAAGGTTAAATCAACATATTAATGACGCACTAAAGCATTATGAACCTGAAAAAGAATTAATCGATTTATTTATTCCGGAGATAAAGTTTATATTACGTATGAAATACTTATTTGATATTAGAAAGCGTATACCATCATTTTATATTGATAAATATACACTAAATCAATGGAATACCTATTGTGAAATTAACATGAACACGCACGATGTTAATCCAGCAATGTATCTAAATTATTTATTTACAACCGTATTACAAGACGTAATAAATCCTAAAGTATATTCATTTATAATTATGTCATTAAATAACTTAATTTTACCAATGATTGATCAAATGGTTGATCCAAAAAACCCTGATTATGGATCTTTTAATGTTAATAAGATGATAATGATACATATAGATCATATTATACGTAAGAAAAATCTTTTTGGTGAACAAAAAGCAGGAGCAGTTGTATCTAGAATGAAATCAAAGAAACAACAAAAAAATAAACATAGTAATCAAAAAAAGTCAAGAAAATATAATTAAAAAAGATGCGTAGCGTAGCAGTCGTTCTTCTATATATTGTGATTTGGAACTATTAGCAATAAAACCCGATGTGATAAACTTATTTGTTTACCGTGATATGTAAAATTACAATTAACCGCAACGAATTCTCTTAAATGTAGTAGCACTAATCTGAGAAAAAACATAAATTGAAATGAATATGTTGTTATTCATAATTTAACCTAACAGTGTTAAGTAAATTGTATAAAAATTAACGAGTTTGAAATTACATTAATTTATATACAATTTATAATATATATGTTTCCACAAAGAACACTACCAATGGATGGTTATGTTTTAATAGATACTCCCATTGAAAATTTAGCTTATGCTGAATCGCACGGAGTGTCTGGTTCAAACACTCTACCTATTATATTTGAATTAACAAAATTTATAAAACCTAAAATTTGCGTAATTATTGGAACAGGAGACGGTCTTATTCCTCGAGTAATTCGTGAGGCTCAAATTAAATCTTTAGTGAACAATTCTAAAACATATTTAATAGATTTAGGTGAAACGATGGGTGCAATGCCCGAAAAAATTCATAATATAGATTCAGTTTTTCGCAAACTTTATCCTGAAATAATTGTATTTAAAGGATATAGCACACCTGATGGATATAATTTTATTTCAAAACTTGAATCAACTATTGATTTATTATGGATAGATGGGGATCATTCACATATTGGTTCTTTAAATGACTTTTATTATTATAGTAAATTACTTGGTGAAAATGGCTTAATTTTTTTTCACGATACTGCGCCAAATGGTGCCGGAAAAATACAACCTTTTTGGTGTGGGGTTGATAAAACAATTGAATTCATAAAAGAAAATTATAAAAATTTTGAATGTATCAATTTTACTAAAACAAATTGGCTAAATCTTGGCGCCGGATTTGCTATATGTAAAAGGATTTCATAATAGTAAGAAAATTATACCAAAATAATTGCTGTAAAATCTTGTGGAACTAATATCGATAATGATCTATTTTTGTAGACAATTATAATTAATCTAGTATTTACAATAATACATAATGACCCAATATTCAATCCTACAAAAGAAGTAATAAAACCTTTGAAATCAGTATCTATAATAGATGGAAATGCTAATTATATTATATATATAGTGGTAAATTCATAGAAAAAATATATATATATATATACACATGAAAAAGGTCGCTTTAATACAATCTAAGGAATTTTTTACGAAAGAATTAAATGAAAAATATTTAGATAATATACTATTACTTACATCTAATGATGTAGTTGCAATATATAAGTTTATAATGAATAATGCTAATAAAAATTGTATTTATAATTATGTTCTACATGTTGATTCTGGTGTATTATCTAATTTTATTGATTATATAGCTAAAAAAAGAAGAAATGCTTTTGTGCTAAGTTATTATTGGACAAATGTATATTTGTAGCTACATATTCAAACGCCGATAGTGTTAGAGAAAAAAATATCCAAAAAAACACAAATATCTATTTTACTTTAAGTCCATTAAGTGAAATTATCAATTCCGTTGAGCGAAATTATCTACCTAATAGAGCAATGTTAGTTGTATCTGATATAAATAACCCTTATTATAATCAACTATATGATATGGATATAAATCCAAAATATAGAATTTCGGAGTTAACGGTTGATAAAATAAATAGATTTGCTAACACAGCTATTATCATGACAGTTGCGTTAGATACTTTAGAAGAAACAAAAACTTTTACGGAATTGTTATTACAAAGTAATTATTCGAAAATTCTTGCTTCAATCGAAAGTGTAGCAGTAGAAGAAATGTTACGTGTTCAAAATAAGGTGTCGTCTTTTTTTATACGTAGCTCTGGTGTTGGAATATGTGGTAATACTGATAAATATGCCTGTTTAAATATATATAATGGTTATGAAATTTGTGCTACTGTTTTAGTTAATACATATAAGTTATGGAAAGAATATATTAAAAATCATGTTATTTCAATTGAATCACCGAAATTTTTTAAAACAAATTATGATGTTTTTTAATTAGGTCTATCTATAAAATACTGATTTAACTCCTGACAACAATTACGTGTTAATTGATATTTTCCACTAAATTGATGTAGATAGCTTATTATTTTTCGAATATAGTCCTTGGTAATTTCATCATTCTTTGTTAAATTTAATGAACTAATAAATATAGAGTTTTTAAATTTAACAAAAATTGAAACCAATAACGCCAAGGAAATCTTAAAATCATTACAAATAAATTCTATTTTTATTATATGATATCGTCTTAATTTCACAATTGTATTTAATAGATTATGAAAAATATGGTCTAATCTATATTTTGGAAGGGTATATTTTCCTATATTTTTAAAATATATAGCATTATCTGTGTGAACTTTTATTGATACAACATTCTCTAAATCCTCATCAGTTCGATTGACAAATAGAATACTATTTTCAAATATAGATAATATTTCCACACACCTTTGTTCACTAGAACAGAGAATAGTCTTTATTTCCATATCATTTTTACATTCCAATAATCTTTTATAATCATTCCAAAATTGGTCAGGTGTAATTTTAATTGACCACATATCTTCATCATCCCCTGCTCCTAATATGTATTGAAAACTACGATCTTCCTGATTTTCAATACATACCCTATCATTATTACCTACGGATAACAGTATTACAGGTATTCCAATATCTTTAATACTATTATAATTTTCAATGTTAAATATATCATTTGATGATACAAATATCGGAATGATTGGCCGAAACTCTTTTTTACTAATAAAATTTTTTAATTTTATAAGTGTTTCACTATCAAGAATATTCTCAAATTCTAATACCCAATCATCTAGTTTTTTATTAATATGCATTAATAAATTATGTTTTTCATTATCAGTAATCGTGTTTGGTAAATGTAGTTCATTTGTGCTATGTACTTTAGAAAATTTCATTAAATAATGATTTAAAACGGTAATCCATATAGGCACAGTTTTTGATAAAGCATCCGGATAGACTTTACGATGATTAGCCGTAGCATCAACAATAATTGTTGGCACATCTGTAAGTATCAATTCAAGAACATTCATATTTAGTCGACGTGTATTAAAATCCCACTTCCCATTATGTCCATCAGTGGATTTAAAATAACAAGTTTTTACGTTTTGTTCCTTACAATACCATTTACCGCAACGAAGATTAGCAACAATTTCACTATTTGGTATCAGCTCTTGTAGTTCTGAAACCTGTTTAGAATCATAATATATTGATTTTAATCTATTTAATAGTTCCATTTTTGTTGTATTGTAAAAAAACAATAAACATAATATCAATTTTATATTAATAAAAACTATGTTATAAAAAGCGGTGATTACTAACTATAAAAACTGCTGGTTTGTGAACAAAATAGTAAAATTATATTTTCTTAATATATTTTATAATAATATGATTTTACATAGATCGATACGTCAAATAAGTAGGAAACAAAGAAGATCGAGAAAAATAAATAAAAAGGGAGGTGAACAAATTATTTTACCACCACTTTATGTAGTATATGGTCGTGTCACTCTAAATGATATCAGAAAAGCTGAATTATGTAGTATTGTTGTGGATTTAAGAAGTGCTCGTTTAGTAGCTGATTCGGTTATTCCTAATATGGTTAATCAGGAATTTATAGATGAATTAAGTCAAAACAATTTTTTTGTTCAAATAATATCCCCTAATATCCATAATGGACATCTTACAGCCAGAGTAGAACGATTACAACCTGGTAGAGATAATAATGATGTTGACGATTTAGTAACCGATTTATATGATGAAACTACACTTTATTTTGTTCGCGGTAGAAATGGTGTAATAAAGTCTATTTATACTAATTTAGAAATGGCTGAAAGAAATCATCCAGGAGTTGAAATTGAAAGATTAAACAAAAATAATATGAATTGGAATAGTGTGCTTTTTCAATAAAACTATTACATAAAAAACAAAATCCACTTTTATTTCAACATGTGGATTTATCTACAATTTTTCAACTAATACTGAAACAATAAGTGTGTCAAGGTAATTGCGTATTTCGGGAGTATCTTCCACATATGTGTAAATTCTTTGACTTTTTGTTACTGGGGTAGGACCCTTTGTAAGAGTGACTTTAAAACCAGATGGAACTTTGATAGATGCTGCGTATACGTCACTGCAAAAGTTCAACAGTTTCAAGGATGAACTACATTCAGATAGACCAACCGGAACTGTCATCCGCTCACCACCATAATGAGGCTTAGTGTAAATATAGACACTTTCTACAGATTTGCCAGTATTTTTGGGACGAACTAGTATAGACTTGGCGCGATCATTAAATCCATAAAAGTTCAAGTTGTTAACATCACTGGATGCTACAACATATGTTCCTCTGAAATCGGTTTCTTCAAACAAAACCACCTCATAATCGTTTGGAATACGCATAGAGCTGAGTTTTCCATCAGCGTGTGATATTCTTCCATTTGATTGCGTATTGACAAAGAAACGAGCTCCTTTGAAATTGATATTTTCATAAAATACGACATATTCAGTGGGTTGTTTTGAAATTTTTTGAAGAACTACCGTAAGAATAGTGTTTTGAGAAATGATGTTCAGATTTCGTGAGCAAGAGCTAATAATGTCAATCAACATATCATTATTATAGATTAACACTTCATAGTTTGAATCAATTTCAATTGATTTGATTTGAGAACTTGTCATTGTGTTATTTCCGAGACTAATTCCTTGCTGTTTTCCAGCATATTCCGGATAGGCATAAGCCACAGCCAGATGTTCCGGATTTTTTTTGAAAGTTTTAACAATTTGAATCGATTGAGTTTTGTCGTTAAATTTTCCAAGATTTTGATGAGAACCTGAAATCACAATGTGATCTCCTTGAAAATTATCTTCGGAATATAAGATAGCTTCGTATCCATTCGGCACGACAATTGAACTAAGTGATCTTCTTGGAAGACTAATTTGAGCGGCTGTGTAGTTTCCTGGAATAGGTAAATGGGTAAAAAGTCCATAGTAATTTGTATCATAATAGATTTTGACATCATTTGAATTTAGTTTTTGTCTTGAAACAATCTCAATATTACTATTTTGAGGAAGTGTCATTACTGGACTGAACTCATCATAGATATATCCAACTGTAATTCCATTGTTAGTAACGCGTAAGGCAAAATCAGTGCCCAGAGTAATTTTTTTCCCGCTTAGGTTGTCGATCACATGATTAGCATTTTTAAGGCCTTGAACTGCTTTATCTGCTCTTGAATTGGCAGCACTACAGTAACAAGACCTTCTACAACCTCTGGCTGAAACAATTCCTGTAAGTAGTAATGTTAGAACCAATACATATAAGCCCGTTCTACCAATCATTTTTCTAAATCTAATATGTTGTAACTGTTATTTTAAATTTATTCTAAAATCATACATTCAAATTTTTTTAGAATAAATATTAGGATTATATTCTTAGTTTCTGCCTAAAATAATTAAGTTTAGCTAATAATTTAGTTTGAAAACTCATATAAATAGATGCTATTATTATACCACCTTGAAGTTCTTTAAGCCGGTCTTTTTGAAATCCAGCAAATCCTTCTAATGGAAATGGTATATAGTTTTTAACAATTTTACGTATAAAGAAAAACGACATACCTATTAACGCAAAATTAATAATAATTTCTATAATTATTCTAAATAATGATACTTCTTCTGTTTCATCTGGACTATTATTACTTGATGTTCTAAGACTTGGCATTAAATAATTTAAACCCAATGATGTAAAAAAACCTAAAATAAAATACATGATAGAATAAAATGTTATAGCAAATAACTTGACACTTAAAAAAGCATAGTAATTATTGACTGGTTCCATTATATATTATTAATTAATATTTTATATTAGTAAAAATATATCAAATGATTGAATTTAATGGATTGCTCTTTTTAATTTCTCATCTAAAATATACCAAATTAATGCTAATTTTTATTAGTATATAGATTATTTCGTAATTTTTTTATATTTTGTGAAATTTAAAAATTAAAAA